TTATGAGATTCTAACTAGAGAGAACATTCGAATGGCCGCGCAGATGACAGTCATGAGCAACCAGCTTGCTACGATGAGCGCACAGCTTCTTAACTTGTCTGCTGAAAATCACAAACTGAACATGCACATAGAAGAACTCACGAATGAGATCAAGCAACTCAGGAACTATGAGCAAGAGCAGGCAGACTTGAACGATGCAATTAAGTTGAAGAATGAAAGAATATCAGATCTTGAGTATCAATTGAGCAGATGTGAGAAGAGAGGTGTACTGTGACCAAACCCGCATGGCTGATAGAGGCTGAAAAGTATATCGGACTGAGAGAGATCCCTGGCGTAAAGCATGAGCCGATCATCCTTGGATGGTGGCGAGCGATAAAAATGGGTGGTATCAAAGATGACGAAACCCCATACTGCGCGGCGTTTGTTGGTGCGATGCTTGAGACTGCTGGGTATATCAGCACTCGTTCTGGCTGGGCCAAGTCTTACCTTGATTGGGGTGTGCGGCTTGACAAGCCTGCGCTTGGAGCAGTTGCAGTACTCAGCCGGTCAGGTGGTGGAGGTCACGTTGGTTTTGTCGTCGGGCTTGATGCTACCGGAAGAGTGCTTTTACTTGGCGCTAATCAGAGTAATATGGTGAGTATTGCGCCGTTTGACGTAAGCCGTGTGATAAGCTGGCGCTACCCAACCGCTGCATCTGTGCCGATGTTTGCGTTGAGCGAATCAACCAATACCGAAAAATCATCTGCAAACGAGGCTTGATATGAAAATCTGGATAAGTAGAATACTGGCAAGCAAGACGATGTGGTTTAACGCAATCGTGGCGTCACTGGCTGCTTTAGAGGGGGTATTTAACCTGCTTCAACCTCACATAGCGGGTAACGTGTACGCGTACATCACTATCGGACTGACGGTCGGCAATGCCTTCCTCCGCACCATAACATCTGAGCCATTAAAAAACAAATGATTGAAACTATCATCCTCGCAGTAACACTCTTCGGAGGTGGCTTCTATCTAGGAAACGACTACCAGGCAGACAAGCAAGCCGATATACGTTTAGTCGAAGAACGTACCCGTCAGGCAGCTCAAGAAGGTGCTGCAATTGAGATAGCCAAGATCGAGATCAAGAATACAACCATCGAAGCCAAGATCATCGAACGAATCCGCACAGAACGGGTGTATAGTGAGTGCTATCATTCTGACGACACATGGAAGTTGTTAAACGAGGTATTCAAATGAATCAGAATCTTGTCGGCGCAATCATAGCCCTATTGCTCGTAGCGGTTACAGGTTATGCAGGTTACACGATAGGGAAGCATGACAGCGTAGTTTACACGAAAGTGAACCCTATCATCACTGCGAATTGTATTGAGCCTGTACCCCCTTCAAACAAGTCATTTGGGGCTACTACAAGCCAGTACATAGCAACAGTTACCCAGTATCGCAAGTGCATAGCTGCCTGTACTGCAGTAGCGGAGGAAAAGAAATGAGCTATGTAGTTGACCCACAATCCGGAAACGTTGTCGCAAAATACTTCGATAAGGGCATCAACAATCGAAGCGCCGACAGTGATGTTCCGGCAGGCGCACTACGCAATGCTGTTAACATAGACATTGACGGTGCAGGGATCTTGAGTCGTCGAGACGGGTACGAAAAAATAGTTTCAGCGTTTTCTACGCATTCCGGGTGGTCATGTGATACGCGGGTACTGTACGTCAGCGCTGGAGTGCTTAAAATACTGAACTCAGATAACACGTCAACAGACGTCTGTAACGTGGTCGGCGAGGTGTGTTACCACTACGAAAACGGTATTGTGTATTTTAGTGACGAGGTGCAGGCACGTAAACTCTATGCCGACGGACATATATCAAACTGGGGCGTGATGCCTCTCCCAGTCCCGGGTGTTGTTGCCAGGACAGGTGCTAGTGTACTGGCCCCGGGGGAGTACCTAGTAACGATCACTCCAACAAGTCTGGACGGAAGTGAACACGGAGCCAGCGACGTATCACGGATAACTGTATTATCGGGGCAGTACATCGAAGTCGTGTTTCCAGCAGCGAGCGATCCGCAGATAGCCTATTTCAGAACATACGTGTCCACTGTAAATGGTGAGATTCTGTACGCGGTAGCGGACTCGGCAGTCGGCACATCAAGTATTTCAGTAATATCTGTTACAGGCACAAAAGAACTGGACACCCTTGGGGTTGAAGCAATGCCTCCATGCAGCGCGATAACCAGCTACAACGGGGTGATGTACGGTGTAAGCGGAAGCACGGTATGGCACACAGAGCCGTTTTCGCCGGACAGGGTCAGAGTGGCTACAGGATACTTTCAGTTTCCAGCCCAGGTTAATGTCATTGCCGGGGCGACAGCCGGGGTGTGGGTGGCGGCTGACAAGACGTATCATTTGAGAGGCGGTAGCCCTAAATCATTCGTGCTTGAAGTCGCAGCCGAGTACGGTGCGCCCAAAGGAAACGCATATAAAATCAAAAACGTCGATAAATTTGTGTGGTATAGTGATCGCGGACTTGTTATCGCCGGAGATACTTTGGATAATATTCAAGAAAAAAATGTGGCGACAGAGACCGGAACCTCGGCGGCGGTTGTTGTCCGCGAAAACGACGGTATCATACAAACAATTGCCAGCGTGCGTAACGCGGTCGTCTCGCCGCTGGTGTCGAAATCATTCTTAGAGATGGAAGTAATCAGAAAGGCAGGGTAACGTGGACGCAATCGACAAGACTAAAATAGGCTTCAAATACCGTTTCGAGTGTTTCGACACTGAAGGCAATCTGAAGTGGGAATTCACCGAAGAAAACCTGATCCCGGACGCCGGTCGCGACTACATGCTGAATGCTGCACTTAACGCAGGTGCTCAGTTCTCTACATGGTACATCGGCTTGTACTCCGGTAATTATGTGCCTGTCGCAGGTGACACGGCTGCCACCTTTCCGGCGAGTGCTACTGAAATTACAACAGCATACACAGGTGATCGCAAGGTGCTTGTGCCGGGTGCGCTCAGTGCGGGGATGTGGGCGAATGTAGCGTCACCGGCGGTTTTTGAGTTTTCAGCCGCTACGACAACTGTAAGTGGTGGGTTCATATCAACCGTAGCGACAAAAGGAGGCACCACCGGAGTACTTTTGTCAGCTGTACTCGCAACGTCGCCAAAAACCGTATTGGCCGGAGAGTCGCTCAAGGTGACTGCAGGGCTTTCGTTCGTTACCGCATAAGGAGATATCATGTCAATAAGCAACTACGGAGAGAACCTGCTCCTTAACTACATGCTGAATACCAGCTCTGTAACTCGACCCACAGCGTGGTATGTACAGCTGCACATGACGGACCCAACCGATACAGGGACAGGCGGAACTCAGCCGACCATCACTTCCAACGACTACGACCGAAAAACGCTCGGGGCGACCGGGATGTCCACGTCTACGACAGGTACGTGCAGCAACCCTGCAGCTGTATCGTGGACAGCTGATGCTGGTGCCGCAACATATACATTCACGCATGTGTCTATCTGGGACGCAGTAACTGCGGGTAACTGTTTGTTTACAGGGGCGCTTGCTCTCCCAGAAACAGTAGTGGCAAGCGGGGTGATAACCTTTGCCATAGGCAAACTTGTAACGTCCATAGACTAAGGGAGCAACAATCATGGCACTTAAAATTTCAACAGGGTTACGTGATCACATGCTCGTAACAGGTACGTTCAAAACCGGCGTAGACGGCGGCGTTATCAGAATTTACGACGGTACAGTTCCGGCGACAGCAGATGCCGCACTGTCAGGCAACAATCTGTTGTGCGTTGTATCGTTAAACCAAACAGGTGCCGGCATAAACATGGGCACCGTTCCTGCATCAGGCGTTCTTGGGAAGGCAACTGCCGAGGTGGTGGAAAGGGCTGGTTGCCGTACCGGGACAGCTTCGTTCTACAGATTTTCAGGTCTTGCAGACGCTGGAGCAAGCAGCACTACCGAAAAACGCTTGCAGGGAACCTGTGCTGCAGCTGGCGGTGATCTGAATTTTAGTTCGGTTGCCTTCGTTGCAAACGGCACGAATACTAAATCTATTGACACGTATAACGTAGTTCTGCCTACAGCTTAATAGGAGGCTGACGTGGGTACAGTATTTAAAGACACCTTCACAGGGAGCGGCCCAGTACTAGCCAGACTTCCTGATACTGTTGGCGCAGACCCGTGGATAATAGGTTCGTCAGCTGACACGTTAAAATGGACGGTCGCAGGGGGTACAGCAAACAGTTTACAGACTGCTTTTAGTCTTGCATCCAGCATTTCTCCAGACAAGACGTTTACTGACGCAACAGTGGATATTGATTTTGTATTACCGTCGGTTGATGCGGCGCTTTCAGCGCTGGTGAATTTTTCTGTGTACTTTAGATCTGCAAATCCGACAGCTGGAGTTGGCCCAAGTCCGTATTTTAGAATAAGTATAGTAAAATCACCACCATCGACCCTGACTAATAGTTGGGTGCTGGCTGCCGGAAGCACTACAGCAGCTAGTGGCACACTAGCTTGGACTTCAGGAGCACACAATGTAAAAATAGATGTTGTTGGGCAGCAAGTTACAGTGACGTTAGATGCTATAGTTTTAGCTACATACACGTTCCCGGTGTATCACGCTATAACTGAACTTAACGGCATACTTGAAGACGGATATTTTGCCGTAGCGGCGAGTGCTACGGTTAACTTTGTGGCTACTGCCGTGCTTGTTGATACGTTTACGGTTACAGACTTTGCACCAGTACTGTTCTGGAGAAACTTCCACGGGCAGTACGAGACAGTATGACAATTTACACTGACGGCGCACGCAGCCGCAGGCGGATACCAGCAGCAAAGCGTGCGATCCGAATAATAAAAAGTCTCGGCATGTCACAAAAAGTTGGGATGCGAGATGGGTTTATATTCAAGGTAACAGAAGACGGTCGCGGATTCATAAAGGCACCATTCGGGATATACGTTGTTCTGGTAGATGAAAAAGGCGTGCGCCAGTTCACCTGCGATAGTGTTTCAAGTCCAGCAGAGCCTTGGTTTGAAAAGGACGTCAAGGATCGTTATGTATTGCTGCCTGACCCGATGCCGCCGATCGTTTACAGCACGCCAGGGTACACTGACTACCCGGATGCCACAGATCTGTACGCCGCTGTCGGCGGGAGCGTGAGTGGTATACAAAACACCCTAGCACACCCTGTCGGGTTTATTACTCCAATCGAGTACAGAGACTTGTATCAGTGGAGCGCACCAGAAATATCAGTTATATCTACCGGGTCGGAGCTTGTTGTGTTGAATATGTGCTACGAGCGCACATCAAAACACTGGGTAAACACTACGCAGATTACACACTGCTTCAACCCCGGGATGAACGATGTCGAGAACGAGGTATCGCTACCGTCGATTACGACCACATGGGCTGCCAGTAACGGACTGACAGCTGGGTATAACGCAGAGCGCCGGGTTCCGATACACACAACGCCAGGGTATTTCGGGTATGTGGCATGGAAGCCCGGGTTGCTGTGGTCGGATAACAGGATTGTTCAGATTGTGTATCAAGGATTTTCAGAGCAACAATACTACGCGCAGAATTTGGCAGTCACCGGGTTACTACCTGCGCCGCCAACAGGCCAATACTTCCGGCTGATCGCCGTGCATGCTTCGCGAAGGACGATTGACGAACTACCTGACGACCTGCCGAATATGTATCGAGTTCGAGCAACATGTGTTTTGAGTCAAGGACTTGTGTTTGTTAATTTCGACACTGGACATACAGCGAGGGATTTCACGTACCTGCGCACGGCGATAAAGAATGTGCTGACTACAGAAATGTTCTGGGTGTATTTCACTTATCTGTTTAACAACTTCACACCACCATACAACTTGCGCGGCGGACTGGCATTAGCAGGGGCGTTCCCTGAGACAGGGGGGTCCGGTGTAGGTGGGGCCGTAGCGACGTCAGATCTATGGTATATCACAGCGGGTGGCACTATAACGACAATACCGCCAGGGGGCACAGACCCATCGGATATCCCCGTTGATACCAGCGGGGCGTTATTCGCGCTGACAGATACTCCAGGTCAAGATCCGGCAAAGTGGGTTGTACAAGAGTCCTTCGCTACGCTGGACGCGAAGACAGATCAACCATCGAAAGACACTGTGAACAGCCTGATATCGCAGACGCTCGGGGCGATGTTCGGATGGCCTGACGACAGCGGGGAAACAAGTTCTGAGCGAGATACTGTGACTTTTTCGGACGCTGAGGGTGTTGTGTACTCATGGGTGCGAAGTTGTGATCCTGCCGCGACACAAAACGCGTGGGGTGCGCTATATACGGGAACGCGATTAGGTGGCTTTAAGTTTGACTACGCTTCTGGGGTGAGCCGTGTCGCGCTGTCGGTGCCTGAATCTGTGCGGGATAACTCAACTCTACGTCCAAAATTACTTCTTGTAACAGACACAGCATATTTGTGTGTGGCGGATAGCCGGGATGGCCACATACACAGTGTCGATGTAGGCAGTCCACTAACAGGGGTGTGGGATAATATCGTGCTCCCGCAAGATGTTGTTATGTATGCTGTAAGAACCACAGTCGCTGCAGACACAGGTGCGGAGACGGGTCTTATAGGTTTGGGTAAAGTAACTGGGGAGTCCCGCGAATACTTCGTATTTATAAAGCCCCCATCAAAAGAGTGGATTAGACTATCTCCGTTGCCCATAGACGTTGGTGATGTGGTAGACTTGGCTGCATCGTGGGACTTGTGTCTTGTAGGCGACGACGCGTTAGCTGGCAGGATGATGCAGGTTAAACAGAATCACTCGGCGTCCCCAGCACGAAACCCGAGACTTAGATGAGAGGTAGTGATGTCAAGACTGATAAAAAGCGTCACAACTACATACATTCCCGCTACATCCGGTAGCGCCGGTACACCGTACGTCCCAGCTATGCCGGCAAGAACTGTCGCGGAGACCGTAACCACTTGCGGATACTCTTCCCCGATAAGCTGGGGGTACGACGACGCGGGGAACATCGTGATGATCCCAAGTACGTCTGTGTACTCATGTACGTCAGAAATAGTCTATACGTATTACCCGGCAACAGCTGAAGTAGCGGCAACGCCGTATGTGGCACCTACCGCCGCAGAGTTCACAGTATGGAAGAACAGCGGGTGGAACTCGCATGCGAGTACGATAGGTGGACTTGTTGTAGGTACGTATTTGCAATTTACGGTAGCACAATTAACCCGTGCCGCGATCCTTGCCGTCGCAGCCCCTGGAATGGAAGGGTCTGTGTATACCGCGTTTCCGCAAGGGATTTTGGTAGACAGTAACGGGATACAGGTGATTGAAAGCGGTGTCATCACGATGCTGCAAAGTTCCAGGCTGGCCTCGGAATGGGTGCGCATATACCGACTTACTGACGGGCGAGTTGTGTATTTAACACAACAAGGCAATTTTCATATCAGCGCGACAGTGCCCAATCCTGCAGCCCCGTTGGTCGTATATGGGTTGCTATATGACGGATATGACGAAATATCGTCTGCATCATTCGTGACAGGTATGGTGACAACCGACACCGCAGCGACATTATACGGTTCTGGGGCAGTATCTGCGCAAGTTGCGACCGTAGCATCCATGACTGGGGCGGGTAGTTTCGTAGCGGTTGCAGGAGAGGCTGGATTCTCTACGGCACTACTAACTGGATCAGGTGAACTCACAGGAAGCTCACGAGCAAAGTACATTGAAGCAACACTGACTGGATGGGGCGCTCTGTTTTCGGAAGCCGATGTAGGCGGGTCGGCCTCAGCATCTATAATGGCACTCATGTCCCTCGGCGGAGACTACGACTACAGCTTGGGGACTTCAAGTCTGCCGACGATGACGTCGTTCGGAGAAAGTGGATTCTTTACACCGCCGATTCTCACAGAGGGATACGGGCAGCTACCACAGTTTGTTGGGTACGCTACAGGATACGAAAACGACATAGGAGCAGGGTCGAGTTCGTTACCTACAATGCTGACTTTGGGCGGGGACTATGATTACGGAGTAGGATCGGTGACACTGCCAGTAATGTACCAGACAGGTTCATACGGGAATCTGTACGCGCCGGACGAACTCTGGCTCATCAGCGGCGCAGCCACAGCAAGTAAATATGCCCAAGCTACCGATCTGGTGATGGTGCTGAACAGCTCAGGCGATGTGACGTCTACGTTTTCAATGACCCGTGAGCAAGCGCTTGCGTTTATGAGTTCCATGAATACGACAGCCACGTTGGCGATAGTTGGAACGTTTGGGCTGACACTGGTGTCGGACGCGCGAGGTAGTTCATGGCAGCTGCTGCAGGTAGGAACTGAGGCTGCCCTGTATGAGGGAGGCGTAGTATGGGTTGTGAACATGGGCACAGGCGCTTCGAGTCAGTACGAGACATTCGGGTTTAACAGTTTTTTCGAACGGGACGGAGTCGTTCACGGCGTTGCTGGCGACGGGATATATGTGATCAGGGGTGCCACGGACGCTGGAGCCTTGATAGATGCTGTGGCTGTGATTGGTAAAAGCAAGTTCGGGGACAATCACAAGAAGCGCGTGAACGCCGTGTATATCGCAGCGGTGTCTGCAGAGAAGATGGTGCTTCGAGTGGATGTTGGTGCAGAAAGTGTGTATTATACGGCCAGAAATAGTGCCGAGGACATTGAAAACCATAGGGTGGACATAGGCAAGGGGTTGTCCGGGACACACTGGCAGTTCTCCATATATAACAAAAACGGTGGTGAGTTCGATCTGGATGGCTTGGAATTTACACCTGTTAGTCTGAGTAGGAGTATGTAATGGCAACGATAGATGCAACGATTGATCAGATAATTACCGGCGCCAGAACGACAGCAGATAAGTATCTCGGTCTTTCAGAGACTGCGACGAATTCCGCGAGAACAGCCGCACAAGGATTTGCATGGGCGGTTGATGCAAGACAGCCGTTTGAGGTTGAAGCAGTAGAGCCTGATGTACCGACTGCAGCCAATACGATGATCACGTACAGTGCGCAGCTAGACGAAGTGATGAAGATCCTGACTGACGGACTGGCAGATTTTTTCATTACGTATTACCCCCTCACGAATGATGCTTTCGACGAGGCAACAGCCTGGCTTACAAATACAATTGTTAATGGCGGGACTGGGATACCTCCTGCGGTAGAAGCTCAGATATGGGAGCGCGCACGTGGGCGGCTGCTGGTAGAAGGTGGTAGGCAAGAGCAGAAAATACTTAATGACTTCTCTGAACGAGGATTCAGTATACCGTCCGGAGCACTGCGTGGGAGTCTCAGGGAAATACGGGCAGACCAACACGCAAAAATAAGCGGGCTGTCAGCGGATGTCGCTATAGAGCAAGCAAAAATAGAAATCGAAACAATTAAATTCGCCGTAGACCAAGCTATGAAGGCCAGACTCATGGCTATCAATGCTGCTTCTGATTATATACGTGCTTTGATGAGTGCTCCAGATATTGCGTCGCGTATTGCCACGATAGAAACAGATGCACAGGCCAGGATGATTTCGGCCACAGCTACACTGTACAACTCACGACTTCACCGAGACGAGCTGCTGTTGAATGCCTCAAATGCTGACCAGCAGACAGTACTGGAGTCCGGAAAGCTATATGTTGATGGGTTCTATAGGAGTATAGGAAACCAAGTCAGCGCAGCAAACGCAGCAGCACAGAGTTACGGGCAAGCCGCGTCGGCGTCGTTGCAGTCAATATCAACCATAGCATCAGCTGGACAGTCACTGTTCTAACAGGTTAAGGGGCACCAAATGGCAGGAGCAATCGACACAAGCAGGTTCAAGTCAAACGCGCAGATCGACGCTCACGCGGCGGAGCAGGCTACGAGAGACAGTGCAGTCGCAGCGAATAATCAACCGATGATGTTGGGCCTTGCTGCGCATGTTCAGACATGCTGGCAGGACGCGAAACGGGCGAAAGACTTCGTAACCCCAAGGTTGCTTGCGGCGCAGCGCGCTCGTGCCGGTCAATACGACCCAGAGACTCTAGCAGAGATCCGTAAGTTCGGTGGGTCCGAAGAGTACGCTCGAATCACAGCAAACAAGTGCAGCGTTGCAAAAGCATGGCTGCGAGACGTGTATATCGGACAGACTGAGAAACCTTGGACACTGGCACCGACTCCGAAGCCCGAAATGCCAGAAGAGACCATGGCCAATATCAAGGCGCAGGTAGCTGCGGAATTTGTTACGTTGTTTGCGCAGTCGGGCATGCCGGTAGATCCGGCTCAGACAGCAGCTCGTATCAAACAACTCACTGAGGCAGAGCAACAGCGCCTTCAGGAGCAAGCCCGTGACGTCGCAGCAAACATGGAGCGCGAGATGTACGACCAGATGCTCCAAGGGGGTTGGGTTGAGGCCATGGGTGAGTTCCTGGATGACATCGTCACGTTCCCGGCAGCGCACTTCAAGGCTCCTGTATTCCGCAAGAAGCCAGTCATGGAGTGGGGCAACGAATCTGGCCGGTGGGCACCGCAGGTAACTGATCAGGTTATCCCGGAGTTCGAACGGATGGACCCGTTCCGGTGTTTCCCATCACCAGGCTCTACGTCTCCACAGGACGGCTACTTTATCGAACTGGTGTCTCTGTCGCGCGGCGAACTATATGACATGATCGGTGTCACCGGATTCAACGAAGAAGCCATACGAATGGTACTCGACGAATATGGTCGTGGTGGTCTGACAGACTGGACGGCGCAGTCTGATCTTGACTCGCGTGCCTCGATTAACGGTGAACAGACCCGTCAAGGTCAGACAACCAACGTCATGATCGACGCGATTAATTACAGCGGACCGGTACAGGGAAGGCAGTTGGTTGAGTGGGGCATGGACATCCGTGAGATCGAAGACCCCGACGCTGACTACGAAGCCTGTGTGTGGCTGATAGGCCGCTGGGTTATCAAGGCACAACTGAATTACGATCCAATGAAACGCCGTAATATCCACAAGGCAAGTTACGAAGAACTGCCCGGATCATATTGGGGGTTCGCACTTCCAGATTTGCTGGCCGACATGCAGGGTATTGCCAATGCGGGTATCCGCGCGATGGTCAACGATATGGCCATGAGTTCCGGCCCACAAGTCGGGGTTAACGTAGACAGGCTACCTGCCGGCGAGGACTTGACCAAGATTCATCCATATAAGATTTGGCAGTTCGGCGAGAGTCAGGTTAATTCAACAACCAAGGCGATCGAGTTTTTCCAGCCACAGTCCAACGCCGGTACGATCCTTGGTGTGATTGAGAAGGCATACTCGTTTGCTGATGACTTCAGCTTGATTCCGAGGGTTATGTCTGGTGACGCCAGTGCAGGTAGTTTGGGTCGCACAGCAAGTGGAATTTCCATGGTGCTCAATGCTGCGAACAAGGGATTAAAAGGAGTGGTGTCAAACATCGACGTTCGCATCATTACGCCGCAGCTGGAAGACCTATTTAATCACAACATGATTTACAACCCAGATGAGTCCATAAAGGGCGACTGCAAGGTTGTCGCGCGCGGCGCTGTATCGCTGATGCAACTTGAAACACTCCAGTTGCGCAGAAATGAGTTCCTGATTGCGACAAACAACCCAATGGACGCTCAGATCGTTGGTCCAGAAGGACGTGCAGAGATTCTCCGTGAAACGGCAAAAGGCCTGCAGATGGATGTAAACCGGGTCATACCCCCGCGTGGGTCAGTAGTACCGCAGCAACCAATGGCGCAGCCTGGCCAGCAGCAAGCAGCACCGCCGGAAGGAAAAGCACTGGCAGACGGGACGGCAACAACTGATAACTTCAGTACACCGGCGACCCAATAGTTAGTGTTCACTATTGACGTATCTTTTTAAAGGAGTAAAGTAATGCCAGCAAAGAAACCAATGCCGCCTTTCATGCACACCAAGAAGACGGAAAAGAAAGAATCCATGAAGACGGAAAAGAAAGAAGGCCCCGGAATGGAAAAGCGCGAGCGCATGCGCGGAATCGAAAAACCAATGCCCAAGATGGCTTGCGGCGGAAAAGTGAAAGGGAAGTAAAATGTCAAATCGTGAAACAATCGTAGTAGACCAAATCCTCGGCCAAGATGCAGTTGAGACGCCAATTCCTCGATCTGGCAGGTCGTCTTTTCTGAAGACAGCAGCCGGTACAACTGTTCTCGTTCCAGCCCAGTCGCGTGTTGATCGCCGTGTGTTGGTCATGTCCACTGTGGATACGACTTTCGCAGCCGGTGATGGCGCAGCTCCTATCTTCTCGGTAGGTCAAACCGGCACTACTACCAAGTTTGTCAATGCGAAGGCTACAGGTACTGCAGCAGAGAAGATCATGTTTGACGGTGTGTTGTCGGCAGGTACAGCGCTTGTGGTTACAGCCACTGCAGCTACTGGCACGACTTCCGCCGGAGCTATCACATTTACGGCGATGGTTGTGTAATGGCCAAGATCTCAAGTCACGTGCTGGAGTCGCTTGCTCGTATCGGGTTTTCAGAAAAGCCCTTTATGGAGTGGCTTGACACTGAACTTGAGGCTGTAAAAGAACAGATTATGTTTCAAACGGATGAAGCACAGTTGCGTATCTCTCAGGGGCGTGCGCAAAAACTGTCTGAAATCCGAACACTGATAAGAACCGCCCCTGAAATGTTACGGAAAGCGTGAAAGTAGCCCACCCATTGTGGTTGATAAGTTACGAGTAATGGCACCGAGGAGATAAAAATGGCAGACCCAAAAAAAGCAGGCGAACAAGCAGACGCAATTATCGCATCACTGAATCAACAACCACAGGTGGTAGCTCCTCCTGCAGATAATGTAGATCAGGGTGTAGCAGTTGCAGAAGGGGCTGCGGAAAGTCTACCCGATGTCGGTGTTCCGGCAGTGAGTTCGGTAGCAGTGATTGACCCAGCAGTAGAGCAGTTGCGTAAAGAAGCAGCATTAGCAGACCAGAGATGGCGCAGTCTTCAAGGAATTGTTACCAAGCAGAATTCCGAGATGGAACAGTTGCGCGTCCTGCTCGCCCAGAGTCACCAGAAGCAGGAGACCAAGCAGCCGGAGGCCACAGCGCCGTTGAAAGATGTCACGAAGCAAGACGTTGAAGAGTTTGGTCAGGACTTGATTGACCTGATCACCAAGATAGCCACGGGTGTTACGCAGAATGCCATGCCGCAGTTCAATGCGCGGTTGGATAATATGCAGAAGTCACTGTCAAGTGTAGCTGACACGACTGCCCGTACTGCCGAGGAGAAATTCTTTGATGACCTGACGAAGCGTGTATCGGATTGGGAGAAGATCAATGTGGACCCTGAGTTTATCCAGAGCCTGCAAGACATTGACGAACTGTCCGGTGCTCGTAAGATCGACTTGCTCACAGATGCGTACAACCGCATGGACGTACCACGTACTGCACGATTCTTCGAGATGTATAAGGGGACTACTGCAGCGCCGGTAGCAGCAGAGGTGAAAGAACTTCCGCCTGTGCCTGACGTGACAAAACTGGTCTCACCTGGAAAATCGAAGGCTTCAGTCGCGGCACCTGCCGTAGCAAGCAAGATTTGGTCAGGCGCTGACATATCTGCGCTGTATGCAGCGAAACGAAACGGGTCTATCACAGCAGAAGAATTTGCAACGCAAGAACACGACTTATTCAAAGCACAACGCGAGAATCGTCTCGCCGCGTAAGAGTCAACTAAACAAGGAGAATCATCATGGCATTTCCAGTAGCAGCAGGTAGCGTGGTAAGCCCCGCTTATTCCGGTACATTCATTCCGGAAGTATGGTCAGGTAAACTGATCGACAAGTTTTATGCAGCCACAGTACTGTCTGCAATCAGTAACACGAACTACGAGGGTTAATTTTGGCTCTCGATAAATCCCGAGAATTGCTGGGACACCCTTAGAGCCACTAGCACCACAGCGTAACTGGTAACGGTAAGCGCGAAGGTTCGAAAAGATAGTGGATTGGGCAATCAGCAGCCGAGCGACCTAGTAATGGGTTGAAGGTTCAACGACTAGCACACGGAGTCCTACGGGACGGTAAAGTGCCACGAGTACGGGAGTTGTGTTTTACCCTGTTAGGTAGTAATATCTCTTACGTTATTAACCAAGGAGATTCTAACATGGCACCAAAGTTCTTTATTACTGCCGGAGATTTGAAAAGTGTATACGACAAGCTTGAGTCACCAGCAAAAGTGGCGAAGCTTCTAGGTGTGTCCAAGAAAACCATACTTAACTGGATGGTGAAGTACGACATACTCAGGGACAAGCGAAAAGTCATGTCAGAGGCTTGTAAAGCCGACTTGGTTAGGTTAGTGTTGGAGGGCCGTACAACGGCACAGATAGCGGCCACTGTAGGATTTTCAGTGACGACCATACTCAGTCAGGCGAAAGCCCTTGGGATTGTTCCAAGAGATCCTGTCCACGTGGGGTTGGTAACTACAGAAGCGGGATATATAAAGCTTCTTAGGCCAGCGCATCCAAGAGCCGATAGCAAAGGCTATGTACATGAGCACATACTGGTCGCAGAGGACGCGATAGGTAGGTTGCTTGTAGACGGTGAGGTTGTTCATCACAAGGATAGAGTCAAGCACAATAATGAAATTTCAAATCTTCAAGTAATGACCGATTTTGAACACCGATCACTGCATAGAATCGCAGGTGACAGTGGGAGAAAACGGAAGGTGACACAACAAGATATAGTCTGAGCTGCGTACGAAAGACGCAGAAGTTAGGGATAAAGAGCCTTAGCGATAACATAACTGGAAATTAAGGGTCAGGGCGATAAGGTTATTATCCGCACTCGTCCAACTCTGACCATCAATGACTACCAAGCCGGTCAGACTTTGGTAAATCAGCGTCCTACCAGCGACAAGGTAGAGCTGTTGATCGACAAGGGTAAGTACTGGTCTGCCGTAGCTGACGATGTGTTGCAGATCCAAGCTGACATCGAGCAGATGAATATGTGGTCCGCCGACGCAGCAGAACAGATGAAGATCACTATCGACCGTGATGTTCTGGGTTCTATTGTGCCTTCGTTCCACGCATCTAATCGTGGTCTGACAGCAGGCAAGATCTCTGCCAACATCAACTTGGGCGTTACCGGCACCCCGCTGGCTCTGACCAAGGTTAACGTGATTGACCTGTTGGTGGACTTGAATGAAGTTCTGTCACAGCAAAATATCCCTGAGACTGGTCGTTTTGTTGTTCTTCCATTCTGGGCTACTTCGTTGCTGAAGAAGTCTGACTTGAAGGATGCGTCTCTGACAGGTGACGGTGTTTCTGTAATGCGCAACGGTCGTCTGGGTATGATTGACGGTCTGACCTTGTACAACAGCAACAACCTGGCACATGTCACAGACGGCACAGCTAGTTGTGCAAATATCATCGCTGGTCACACCAACGGGCTGACTTTTGCATCACAACTGGTTAAAACCGAGACTCTGCGTGCAGAATCAACCTTCGGCGACATCATGCGTGGTCTGCAAGTCTACGGCTACAAAGTGATCGACAGCACAGCACTGGCATCTGCCTACGTGTACAAGGGCTAACATAATGGGGGCTTCGGCTCCCTGACGTAACTTTCAAGGAGAATTAAAATGGCTACAGCTTTTACCACATACACCGACGGCACTGTTGTTGCAGCAGCTTCCGGCGGTAATTACGCAGGTGCTCCTGCGCACACTGTTCTTACCGGTTTCTACGATGCGACTCGTCGCAACATGACTGTCGACACTGACACCATGGCGTTGATCAACATCCCGGCAGGCACATTGGTGCACAACGTTATTCTGGAAGTGCTGACGATTGAAGCGACAGCTACTCCGGTTATTAGTGTTGGTGATGCTACCGATCCTAACGGCTGGGTTGCTTCTGAGTCCACCGCTGTTGCTGGTAAGTTCCTCGGTGCTGGTGCTTATGCCATCGCTACCGGCACTTCCAAGACCAACGGTAAGCTGTACACTGCGGCTACTACCCTCAATCTGGAGCAGACTACAACTGACTCAACAACACTGAAGTGCAAGGTCCATGTTATTTGCACCATCGTGTAATCCAGCGTAATATGTAGGGGTGGCGACACCCCTATTTTCATTTAGGAGACTCAAATGGCACAGATGCTTAGACACAAAGAAACCGGCGAGTTGTTCGTCTACACAGATTTGTATGCAAAACTTCCAGAATTGGAACTTGTTGTTGAAGACCCTGTAGCAAAAGTGATCGCGGAAGTTGCCGCACAAAATATTTTAACTCCTGATGACGCAAAAAGTGTCATCGAGGATATCCCTTCCTTCGGCACAAAAGCTGTAGGCGGAAAAAACAAACACGGTAAATAACCATGACAGGTCAGGAGCTGCTTGCGTATCTCAGAGTGGACGTGCTGCGGGATAATGCGCTCCCGTACCTTTGGTCAGATGACCTCATCCTGCGTCACCTCGGAGAAGCAGAATCAAAGTTCGCACGCAAGACGCACGCGTTGCTTGACGACACCCAGTCGATTATAACCGTTATTGGGCAGTCGGTGTATGACCTCCCTCCCGGCGCATTCTTTGTGAGTTCTGCTGCGCTCTCGACATCTGATACAGACCTTGGAAATTACACCAGACGGTTTGTACCCAGGAACCTGTTGACAATAACAGGCACCCCAAGCGTGTTTATCTGTGACGAAGCATACCGTCAGATCCGCCTGTATCCAGTACCTGACAG